TGCTTATATAATGACAGTAGATGTAAGTAAGGGAAGAGGTCAGGATTATTCTACTTTTAATTTAATCGATATTAGCGTAACTCCGTTTGCACAGGTTGCTGTATATCGCAATAACACTATCTCTCCATTACTCTTCCCTAATATTATATATAAATACGCAAAATCCTACAATAATGCATATGTTGTTGTAGAATCAAATGATCAAGGTTCTTTAGTATGCAATGGTTTATGGCATGATTTAGAATACGAAAATGTGCATGTAGAATCAGCCATTAAAGCTAACGCGCTTGGAATTGAAATTACAAGAAAAAGTAAAAGATTGGGTTGTTCAGCAATTAAAGATATTATTGAAACTGGAAAACTAGATATTGTTGATGAACAAACCATATTAGAAATATCTACATTTGAGGCAAGAGGACAATCATACGAAGCTTCAGATGGAAATCATGATGACTTAATGATGAATTTAGTTATGTTTGGGTATTTTAGTACTGGTAGTTATTTTCTTGATATGACAAATATTAATATGAAACAAATGATGTTTGCAGAGAGAATGCGAGAAATTGATGAGAATATAGTTCCATTTGGATTTATTGATGATGGCACAGATTATATGAATCAATTAGATCAAAATGATCGTAATTCAGAATGGGCAATTGAATACGATCCAAATTTATAATATTATAAATAACACTGTAAATTGACTGTTCGTATTATGATTCATATAATTTTAACAAGGAAGATAAAAAAATGGCACTAGGTACACCGTCTGAATCACCAGCGGTTGTCGTCAAAGAAATAGATCTGACTGGTGGCGTTCCAAACGTTCAGTCAACTACTGGCGCAATTGTAGGTAATTTTCGGTGGGGTCCAGTCGGAGAAAGAGTACGAGTTTCTAACGAAGCTGAGCTAGTAAGTAACTTTGCTGCACCCGACTCTGACAACACCATCGATTGGCATTCCGCTGCTTATTTCCTCCGTTATTCAAGCAATATGCTTGTAGTACGTGAGGCAACTAGCGCAGCTAAGAATGCTTATTCTAGCAAATTACAAGGAGCAGTTAAACCAGCTACATTTAGCGGTGCTCCAACTGTAAACAACAAAACTGCATTCGATGCCCAAATTAACGGTTTGGATTCGGACGCTCACACATTTGTATCACGATATCCTGGAGAATTAGGAAATAGTATTTCTGTTAATATTCTACCAGCCGTTGATTCTGCAGGTCGCTTCGCTACTTGGACATATGCAGCAAACTTTGACGGTGCACCAGGAACATCACCTTTTGCAACTGATGTGAATGCAACTAATGACGAAATGCATGTCGTAGTTATTGACCAAGAAGGACTTTTAACTGGTACACGTGGCCAAGTACTCGAGACTTATCCATTCGGATCAGTAGCTAAAAATGCTGTAAATCCTGATGGTACAACAAACTTTGCAAAAAATGTCATTAACACAAGATCAGAATATATCTATATGGTAGATTTTGATTCTGACTTGAAACAAACCGCAGGCACAGCTGCCGGCGCGAATGCTGTATCGGGTTCCAATTTCCTGATTACCATACCACAAACTGGTCATGCATACAATTTTGATTCAGGTGTAAATTCAGGTGTTTTAGGAACAACAGAATTTTTAAATGGTCATGATCTTTTCGAAGATAAAGATATTGTTGAGGTTGACTTCTTGATTTCACCAAGTATGAATGCAAGAGTAGATCAAACAACTGTTGTTAATGATCTAATTACTACTGCCCAATCGACTCGTAAAGATTGTGTAGTTTGTGCTTCACCTGCACGTACAGATGTCGTTAATCTTACGAATGCAGCAACAATCACAACAAATATCACTACAACTGCCGCAGGCTTTACAAATTCATCATACTTAGTTATGGATGGAAACTTCTTAAAAGTCTACGACAAGTTTAATGATCAATACATTAATATTCCAGCTGCTTCAAGCACTGCAGGTATTATGGCTGCTACTGATCTTAATCGTGCACCTTGGTTCTCGCCAGCTGGTTCACGGCGTGGTCAATATCTTGGAATTACTGCATTGAATTACAGTCCTACTAAAGCACAGCGTGATACGTTGTACAAAGCGAGTGTAAATCCAATTGCTAATATTCCTGGTCAAGGCTCATTGCTATTCGGTGATAAGACTAAACTTGGTCGGCCATCGGCATTCGATCGTATTAATGTACGTCGCTTGTTCTTGGTACTCGAAAGAGCAATTGGCAGAGCAGCTGAACAAGCACTATTCGAATTCAACGATGAATTTACTAGGGCAGAATTTGTTAACATCGTAGAGCCAGTACTCAGAGAAGTACGCGGCCGTCGCGGTATCACAGACTTTAGAGTTGTCTGTGATGAAACAAACAATACCTCAGAAGTCGTTGACCGTAATGAATTTATCGCGAACATCTTCATCAAGCCAGCACGCTCGATCAATTACATCACACTTAATTTTGTGGCTGTAAGATCTGGTGTTGACTTCGAAGAAGTTGTTGGCACGGTTTAAGGGGGTAACGTACAATGGCAATTCTCGGCGTAGATGACTTCAAGTCAAAACTGAGAGGCGGCGGTGCTCGTCCTAACCTCTTTAAAGCCACTATTAATTTTCCTGGTTACGCAAATGTTGATGCAGAATTAACATCATTCTTGTGTGAAACTGCACAGTTACCAGGCTCCACAATGGGACAAATTATCGTGCCATTCCGTGGTAGACAATTAAAAATGGCCGGTGATCGTACATTCGATGCATGGACAGTAACAATCATTAATGATACTGACTTTGCAATTCGTGATGCGATGGAACGTTGGATGAACGGTATGAATGCACATAGTGCTAATACTGGACTTTCTTCGCCTATCGCATACGAAGCTGATCTCAAAGTTGATCAATTAGATCGTGATGGTGCAGTCATTAAGACTTACACTTTCAGAGGTTCATTCCCTCAAGATCTATCACCAATCGACCTTGCGTATAGTTCAAATGATGAAATCGAAAGATTCCAAGTAACATTTGCTTATCAGTACTTCGAGTCGAACACAACAAGCTAGATAAATAAGGAGAGGCAGTTTTGCTGCCTCTCTTACTATTTTTATAAGGAAGTGAAATGGCTGAACAGGCAGGAAATAGCGAAGGTATCAAACTCTTTGGGTTTGAAATTAAGCGCTCAAAAAAGAAAGAAGCACAAAAGCTTCCTTCTGTAGTACCTCCGCGTGATGACGAAGGTGGCAGTTATGCAACTGCTGCAGGATCACACTATGGTCAATATTTGAATTTAGATGGTGATGATTCAAAAGATAATTACCAACTAATAATGAAATATCGTGGTAATGCTATGCATCCAGAAGTTGATGCTGCTATTGAAGATATTACTAATGAAGCAATTACTGGCTCTCAGATGGAGCAGACCGTCGATATTAACTTAGACGATGTCAAAGCCACTGATAGAATTAAAAAGGTTATTAAAGAAGAATTCGACAATATTTATACTATGCTTAATTTCAAAGAATTAGGACATGATATTTTTAGAAGATGGTATGTTGATGGAAGAATTTACCATCATCTAGTTGTGAATGAAGATAATCCTAAAGATGGCATCCAAGAAATACGACCTATTGACTCAGCAAAAATGCGCAAGGTCAAGAAAGTAAAAACTAAAAAAGATCCTATTACTGGAGCTAAAATAGTTGAAGATACCGAAGAGTTTTTTATATATCAGGAAAAACCAGGTTCTTCTACTTCTGGTATTAAGATGACTAATGATTCAGTAAGTTATGTAACATCTGGACTTTTGACTGAAGATCGTAAAAAGGTTGTATCGTATTTGCATAAAGCTTTAAAGCCTATAAATCAATTAAGAATGATGGAAGATTCTTTGGTGATTTATCGCCTTGCTCGTGCACCAGAAAGACGCATCTTCTATATCGACGTTGGTAATATGCCACGTGGTAAGTCTGAAGAATACATGAAAAGTATTATGACTAAGTATCGTAATAAACTTGTATATGATGCAAAAACTGGCGAGATTCGAGATGATCGTAAACACATGTCAATGCTTGAAGATTTTTGGTTGCCTCGCCGTGAAGGTGGTAAAGGAACAGAAATTTCTACATTACCTGGTGGAGAAAACCTCGGCCAAATTGACGACATTATTTATTTTCAGAAAAAGGTATATCGTTCATTAAATGTTCCTATCAATAGACTAGAGCAAGAAGCTCAATTTAGTTTAGGTAGATCAACAGAAGTTAATCGCGATGAATTAAAATTCCAAAAGTTTATTGACAGATCAAGAGCTAGATTTGCCCATCTTTTTTATGGTATCCTGAAAAAACAACTAATCATGAAGGGTATTATTACCGAAGAAGATTGGGAAGATTGGAAAAGTGATATTACTGTAGATTATATTAGAGATAATCATTTTACAGAATTAAGAGATGCTGAAATACTTAGAGAAAGATTACAGACTTTAGATCTTATGCAAAATTATGTTGGAGAATATTACTCTAAAGAGTGGATTCAAAAGAATGTATTGCATTTAAGTGATGAAGATATCGAAAATATGAAAAAAGAAATTGATGGAGAAGTTGAAGAAGCTCCACCAGAAGAAGAGCCAGCAGAACAACCTGCTAGCCAAAAGTTTGAATTAAAACCCGTAAAAGGAGATGACAGTGAGTGAAGTAGAAACGCAAATGCCAGAAATGCCTAATGTGCAAGATCTAATTCAGAATGCATATGATCAAGATTACAATAAAGCCAATAAGGTTTTTGGCGATATGATGACAGTTAAATTAGATGATTTGCTTAATCAAGAAAAGATTAAATTAGCTGATCAAATATTCAATGGAGCATCAGATGTGGAAGATGATGAAAACAACGTGGGGGATGAAGATGGTGCTGAGCAGCTCGAATTTGACCTTGAAGCAGAAGGCGAGCCTGAGTCGGCTGATGCGGGAGATGCGGAACCAGACGAAGTCGAAGAAGATGAAGATGACTTAACTGACGAAGAAATTGACGATATGCTCGATAATATGTCTGATGAAGAAGTAGATGAATTACTTAGTGAAATTGAAGATGAAGAGTAATAAAAGTATAAATAAGCAGTAGAATGAAGAACTTTAAAGAAATGCGAAAAAAGGGCATGCCACCCGGTGAACATGTCTTTGACACAAAAATAAATCGTGTGCACTTGATGGTGCATAAAGAAAAAGGTAAATTTGTTACATACGTTGATATGGAAAAGTTAGATACTTATCCTAATCTTGCTATGGCAAAAAAAGCTGGTCAAGAATTTATAAAAGCGTTAAGGAAATAACATGTTTTTTAAACCATTAAGCGCAAGAGTAACTGCGAACGGTCAAGGCGCGGCAACTGATGTTGATAATGCGCAAGTAGTGTATGTTGCATGTACATCTAATTCGCTTGTAACATTATCAAATGGTGGCTCATTTCAAATGCCAACAAATACAACAATGATTTTACATAAAGCTAAAACTGAAACAGTATATGCAAATACTGCTAGTGTTTTCTTTACTAAAATAACTTATCCAAGAGGATAAAAAAATGAAACTGATTGCTGAATTTAACGAAGATCATCTAGAGGTCTTAACTGAAGCCAA